AACAAGCCTAACCCAGGTATAACAAGAGTACAAACTAAAAAATAACTTATAACCCAGGTATAACAATACCCCCAACCCAGATAAAAACCCAGATCCCCCAGAGCTTTTTCCAATTTAAAACCAAACTACCTTCACCCAAAAAAATTATTTTAATTTTTCATCATTTTATAGTCCCCTATTAAAAGGATTTTTTACATACAAGTTTGTTTGATTACAAATTTAAAATTAGATAATAAGGACAGCACAATGGGTATACTGGGAAATAAGATAAGTAGGTGGACAGAAGTACTACGTAAACGTAGGAACATGAATTCTACTGTAAATGAATTACACAAGTTAACTGATGCGGAATTAAGAGATATTGGAATTAAACGTGGTGATATAGATACTATAGCCAGAGGTGTTATTGATTTTCATCGTACAGTCAGAGATGCAAAGAATGATGAGCCTCTGGATACAATTTACAGGAAGGACTAGATCATGTTTGGATTACCATTAGAATTATTAACCATGTTAGGTTCTACTGTATTAGGTGGAGTAATGTCTATCTGGGGACAGAGTATAAAAGCTAAACAAGAAAATAATAAGATGCTTATGGAAAGAGCTAACTTTAATGCTGAACAAGTTAATATAGCTAGGTCAGCTGGTAAGAATGATAAACATTTTGCGTGGACAAGAAGGTTAATAGCCTTGTCAGCTGTGTTCTCTATTATTGTGTTACCGAAGGCGGTAGCTGTGTTTTATCCAGAAGTATCTGTTATAGTAGGATATTCAGAAATACAAGGTGGATTATGGAATTTTCTTTTCGGGCCTGAAAAAGTAGTAGAGTGGAAAGCAGCCGAGGGGTTAGTTATTACACCTTTAGATACACATATTGTTTCAGCTATTGTTGGACTTTACTTTGGAGCGGGGTTCACCAAATGATAGAAAATGATAATGAATGGCATTTATCTAAGACAGTGCCGGTTACTATGATAATAGCTATACTAATACAAACAGTATCACTTGTTTGGTATGTGTCTTCACTAGATAATTCTGTTAAGAATAATAGTAGAGATCTGTTAAGACAGGAAACCAGAATAGAAACCTTAGAGAAGGTAGTACAAACTCAGGCTTTAACCTTAGCTCGTATTGATGAGAATATTAAGTCTATCAGGATCATGATGGAAGAAATGAGAAAGGAAAATAAATAGCTATGTTAAATAAAGAACAGAATAAAAATATGTCTAAAAAAGCTTACATATGTTTTTTAGTAGGTATAGTTTTGGCATCAACTTTAATATCAGCCTGTAGTTCTATAGTAGTAGAGTACCCTTCCGTTTGCATTAATGAAGATGCTGATTGCCAGAGGAATTTAAATGCAGAGACTCTTTCAAATATTGGGGAACAGGGGGCAGCACTTGAGCTGCTTAAAACTGATCCTGCTATGTCTGATGTTCTTACCGAGCCAGACACTATCGAATGATATAGATGGTGACTTTAGTAATATCTATGAAAACTCAGATGTAAATAGTAATAACGATACAGTTAATCATACAACAAATAATAATGCAACAGGTGCAGGAGAAGCCGCACCCGTTATGTCTGCAATAGCTCCAACTGTTATGGGTGGAGGAGGTAATGATAGTTGTTTATTACCTACAACCTCTGGATTACAAGTAAGTTTATTTGGTTACTCCCAGGGAACTATGAAGCAAGACCCATACTGCAATAGAAGAAAGAATGCTAGGCTGTTAGGTACACCACAACAAATAGGTGGTTTAGGTCTACAAGTATCTGCAATATCAGTTATTTGTAATGACCCTAATGTATTTAAAGCAATGATATTAGCATCTACTCCTTGCCCTATAATGGATGTTGTAACAGGCAAACTATTAATGGGCAAGAAGGCAGTAGACAAGTATAGAGATAATCCTACCGCATTTATAGTAGGATACGAAGATAACAAGGCTTTTTGGGATAGCCTACTAAGGATTGGAGAGGATCTAACAGATGAAATCAATGAAACAAAAGTTGCTACTAACGGCGGGGACACTCGCTCTCTTAGTGAACGGTTCAGGAGTACTCGCAGAATCACTTCCACCACCGGATTACACTCAGACGGGGGATCAGAAGATACAGTCACTGATTAACTCTATCAACGTTATAGATAACAGATTACAACTATCTTTAAACCTGGGCATTGGTGCGGTAGGTTATGCGGAAGTTGGTGGTGTTATTGTTGATGGTGCTTTAGATGGTGCTAAAGTAACTCAAGCGATGCTTGTAGCTTACGAGAATGCTAGAAGTCAAGTTATGAACCATGACTATGCTACAGCAGAAAATGCAAACCAGTTATTTATTCAAGAACATACAGCAGCTATGAACAACTTAACTCTTGCAGTTGATGTGTTAGTTGATGCAACTTCTGTGTTGATGACAGCTACATCGGTTGCTGACACTGCTGAAGAAGCAGATACAAAACCAGAACAAGTAGCTTTACAAGAAATGATTGCTACAGATGAATATAGCTTAGATGCATCTAAAGTAGAAGATTATAACAATGCACTTGATGCAGTAGCTGATTACGCACAACAAGCAGGTGCTTTTATGTCAGCGGCTAACAATACAGAGCTTACAGCAAGTATTGATAACTATGCAAGTGCTAACAATATAATGGTAGGAACATACACTGCAATAACTTATACACAAAATGTAGATGAGTTTGTTATTACTTGGGGTGACTCAGGTTACGGTACAGGTTGGAATGGTTATCTTACAGAAGATATGAAAGATGCTGACGACGTTTATGGTGCTGGTGCATACATATTGCAACATGGTTCTGCTAATTCTAATATGTAGGAAACAATATGATAGAAGATACAGAAGTTAAAGTAGGTGGATTTACATTTAAAGGGTGGTACATAGCTGCTGCCCTGCCAATACTAGGATCTCTTAGTGGCGGTATATATTACGGATATGATACACTACAAAGATTTTATGCGGTGGAATCAGGTATAGAGACGGTTGTTTCTAAATCAAAGTCTTTTGACAGCAAGGCTGGAGAACTAAGTTCACGCATTCAAACAATAGAACAGGCGGTAGCAGACAATGATGTACGTGGACTTAATACGAGGTTGTCAACGATTAGCACACAAATGCAAACAATCTTGGAACAACAGAAAGAGTTGCTTGACTTACGTAGTCAGGTTGAGAGATCGACTGGGATCACTGATAGTCTGGGTGATAAGCTTGACAAATACCAAACTGAAATAGATGACATATGGAAAGCATATGATTCTTTAGTTGATAACCCATTAAACTAGGAGGTAACACATGGCAGCAAGACCTAATAAAGGAAAAGCTAAAGTAAAAGTTACTGCAAGTGGAAAGAGAGTTAGCTATGGACAAGCTGGTAAAGCCAAAGGTGGTGGAGCCAGAGTTAAACCTAGTAGTAAAAAAGGTGATGCATACTGCGCTAGATCTCTTGGACAAAAGAAACGTTCACCTGCAGCAGCTAAGAACCCTAACAGTCCATTAAACTTAAGTAGAAAGAGATGGAAATGTTCAGGAGCTAAATCAAGGAGATAATCATGGCAGTTAAAAAAACCAAGAAAGATGCTTGTTATAAAAAAGTAGCTCGAGCAATGCCTAAGAACTCTGCATACAGATCAGGACATATGGCTAAATGCCGTAAGGTTGGTGCAAAAAATTACGGTAAAAGTAAGAGGAAATAATATGGCAGTACGTAAGACAGCTAAAGGTGCATCTCTTAAGAAATGGTTTAAAGAAGACTGGCGTGATGTTAAAACAGGTAAACCTTGTGGTCGATCAGGTAAGAAAGATAAACGTAAAAGTTATCCTGCCTGCAGACCCAAGGCTGTAGCTTCTAAAGTAAAAAAGTCTGATACTAAAAAGAAAACAGGACCTAAGGCAATAAGGTGGTCTGTTACTCCCTCTGGAAAGAAAAGGAAGAAATAATGTTATATAGTAAGAAAAGCCCTATGATGGCTAAAAGAAAGAAACCGTTTAAACATTGTTCTAATTGTAAAACAAAAATGGCTTGTAAAAGAGCCGGTAAGTGTGTAGGCAAAAAGAAATAGTTTATCACTATCAGGAAATATTATGGACAGCATTAAAAAGAAAGAAGCAAGAGCGCAGTTGGAAGCTCTTAGAGAGCTGAAGAGAAGAAAGAATTTAACTGACTACTCAGAAGACTTTGAAAAATTTTCTGAAGAACAAATAAGAATTATTACTAAAGATGCTACTAAAGGTTTTGTGCCATTTAAATTTAATGAAGCACAAACCATTATTAACGAAGCTTTAGAAAAACAAAGAAAAGAAACAGGTAAGGTTAGAGCTATAATACTTAAAGCTAGGCAACAAGGTATATCTACTTTTTGTGCTGGAAGAGTATTTTGGAAAACTTACTTTCAACAACATACTCGTTCTGTTGTTATGGCACATGATAGTGCTACATCAGATTCCTTGTTTACTATGAGTAAAAACTTAATTAAGAACATGGAAAAAGGGTTACAACCTAAGTTAGAAAAAACGAACGCAAAAGAAATTGCAATTCAAACTCCAGCCTATCCGGATGCAGATGCAATTGGATCATATAGATTATATACAGCAGGTTCACCGGAAGCTGGAAGAGGTACTACACCTACTATATTACATGGTTCAGAGGTTGCTTTCTGGCAACATGATGCTAAGATACTTGCAGGACTATTCCAAGGTATATCACAATCAGATGGAACAGAAGTAATTATTGAGTCAACAGCTAATGGTGCCTCTGGAGAATTCTATCGCTTGTATCAAGCAGCAGCTGCAGGCGAATCAGATTATATAGCTATATTTATTCCGTGGTTTAAAACTGCAGAATATAAAAGAGAAGTTCCAGATGGGTTTGAATTAACCTTTGAAGAAAAAGATTATAAAGAAAAGTACGATTTAACTGATGAACAAATATATTGGAGAAGGTTAAAGATTGTAGAAGGCGGCGTAGATAAGTTTAGACAAGAATATCCTGCTAACTCGGAAGAAGCTTTTCTTGTATCAGGTGCATCTGTATTTGATTCAGAGAAAATAAATTCTTTTACTGCCACCCCTCCTATCGCTTTAAGAGCTTATAACGATGAGTTAGGTTCTTTTGATGACAGTCCTCGTGGTAACTTAGAAATATGGATACCACCAGATTGGCAAGACAATTATATAATAGGCGCAGATGTAGCTCTTGGTGTTAAACAAGATTATAGTACAGCTATAGTTTTAAATACCAAAGGTCATATTTGTGCTATGTACAGAGATAATACTGTAGATCCTACTTTATATGGTGAACATTTGTTTTATTTAGGTAGATACTTTAATAACTCTTTGTTAGCAGTAGAGTCTAACAGTATGGGTGTAGCTACATTACAAAGACTTAAGCAAATGAGTTACGTTAATATGTATTATGAAACCAAAGCTGCAAGGCTTAGTTCAGAAGAAGGTCAAACACCTGGATTTAGAATGACACACGGCAGTAAACCTAGAGTTATAGGTCAATTAAAAAATGCTGTGGAAGAAGAAGACATTTGGATTCCTTCTAAAACAATACTTGCTGAGATGAAAACTTATATATCTACTTCTTCAGGTAAAACAGAAGCAATACAAGGACACCATGACGATACTGTTATGGCCTTAGCTATTGCCTGGGAAGCTTACCGTACTAACATAGATAAATTATCAAATCAGAAAGTAGATTGGAGACAAAAGAATTTGGTCTACAATAATAATGAGGATTGGATTTAATGGCTAAAACAAATAAACAGATAGAAGAGATCCGAGCACGTATGATGAAGGATCCTCGTCAATCTAATTTTGCTAAACACATGATTAACCCTAATACAGAAGAAGGTCAAGCTAAAATAAAAAACTTTCAGGCCGCAGGAGTTAAAGCCTCTGCTGAAGCTCGTAGGTTAAAGAAAGAACGTGATGCTAGAATTAAAGAGAAAGCAGCTGAAATGGCTGAAACACTTGAAGCACTTAATTCTGTAGCTCAAGATCCTTTAGATGTAATGAAATTGCTTATGCATGAAGCAATGGAAGACGGTGATCGTGAAGAAGCATTTAAAATTGCTAAAGAATTAGGTGAATATAAAGCACCTAAGAAAACAAGAGTTGAATCTGTTACCACAGAAAAAACTACTGAAGATTTAAGCGTAGCAGAGCTAGAAGAACTAGCACAACTTAAAAAAGACTTAGGAGGATAACAATGGCTATTTATAGACCTTCAAAAGGTGTTAAACAAAAGAACGGTAAAGTTTGGGACCCTACTAAGAAATCTAAGAATTCAGCTACTTATGGACGTGATAACGTTAAAGAACATAAAGAGCCAGAGCTTGTTCGTGCCCACCGTGAAGACTGGCGGAAAGAGGGAAAAGACGGACTATACAGTTGAACCTCATGCTGTCCTTTAGGTTTGCGAGAGTACCTTTGGTTCAAAAACTCTCGTACTATAATATACCCATATGGGTGCTAGATTGATAGGAGGCCTTATATGGGCAATGATATGACCGGTTATCTTGAAAAAGTAACCGACGAACAATTAATAAACCTGGTGGACACAGGTGTATCTAATTCAGCTGGAGACTTTTTAAACTCTTCTGAATTAGCTAATGATAGATTACAGTCTACTTATGAATATGCAGGTTTACCTGAAGGTCATTTAAGACCCAATGGTGTATCTAAGATAGTTTCATCAGACACAACAGAAACTATAGAAGCTTACTTAGCTTTAATATCAGAGTTAATGTTTAACAACAATCGTATAGCTAAATTTAAATCTTGGTCAGCATCACCCAGCGCTATAGCAGCAGCTAATGATGCATCAGATCTAGTTAATTATACTATATTTAAAAAGAATAATGGTTGGGAATTATTAAACACCTGGGTAAAGTCCGCTTTACTATGGAAGAACTCAGTAATACGTTGGGACTTTGTAGAAGACAAATACGCTGACTTTGAAGAGTACGATTCACTTACTGAAGAAGCTTTAGATCTTAAACTATCTGATAAAGAAATAGAAGTGGTTGGAGAGTTAAACTTTAACCCAGCTACTAATGCTTACGAAGATGTTAGGTTAAAAAGAACCTATGATATGTCTAGAGTTAAAATAGAGAATGTACCACCAGAAAACTTTTTAATATCAAGAGACGCAAGTGCTATTGATGATGCTAAGTTTGTTGGTGTACAAATAGAAATGTCTCGTTCAGATATAAGAAAAATGTATCCTGATATTGCAGATGAAGTATCTGATTGGTCAGAACTACCTAGTGCAAGTGAAGATCACTCTACTTATTCTGAAGACGTAGCAGTACGTAAACGTGTAACAGGTCAAACATACTGGTCGGGTTCAGGTAATGACGATGACTCATTGTTAGAAGCTAATATGAAAGTAGCTGTAACAGAGTGTTGGATTAAAGTAGACCGTGATGGAGATGGTATAGCAGAACTTAAACATATAATTGTTGCAGGCAGTAACATATTACATGAAGAAGACTGTAACTATATTCCACTAGCGTCACTAAGTCCTTTTGAAATACCTTACGAATTCTTTGGATTATCTATAGCAGATATGACAAGATCTACTACACTTACTTCTACTGCTATATTACGTGGATTTGTAGAAAACACTTACTTAAGTAACTATTCACCTAAGTTAGCTGATCCAAATGTTGTAGATTTTTCTGCATTACAAAATATGAGACCTAAACAGATTATCCCAACTAACGGTAATCCTGCAGGTGCAGTTACTGACTTACCGCCAAGCACTATTAGTGCAGGTACAGTTCCTTTGTTACAACACTTACAAGTACACAAAGAACAAGCCACAGGTATGTCTAAAGCAGCACAAGGCCTTAATGACGAATTATACGTATCAGGTAATAGTGAAGTTAAACTAAGTCAAGTTATGACTGCTAGCCAAAAACGTATACAACATATAGCCAGAAAGTTTGCTGAAGGTGGATTTAAAAGGTTATGTGAAGGCGTGTATAAGACTATAAAA